AAGTCCAAAAAACAGTTGCGCCAATGGGTGACACGATTATTTATTATTCTTCTGGTCAGAAAGCAGCGACCACAGAACAACAACAACAGCTAATATCAATATCAATGATAACATAATAATGAGCAGTTTTAGACTTACTCAGGTCTTTTTATTTATAAAATTTCAACAAAACTCGGACAAATATATTTAAAATCATTCTTACCATTATCTACACATATTTCGTTACCTTGAATAGACAATGAACCTCTAATATTAGGATTTTTTGAAATACTTACATTAAATTTATCTAAATCATCATTTTCAAGAAAACAAAAGTAAACAACACTCTTTCCAGAAACAGACTTATTAGCTTGTAATACATATTCCTTACCTAATAATAATATCCTAAGTTCATTCGGATTTTCTTTTACAACATTACTCCAAGTTTCAGAGACTTTATTATAATTAGAACCACCTTTATTTTCATATTGAATACTATCATTCAACATTACTCCTCTTTTTCCAGTTCTTAAATCTTTAATCTGTGTTTTAACTAATGTGCTCATATCTATATCTTTTAATTATAGTATAAAGATACAACATTTTTGCAAAACTACAAAATAGTTTGCAATATTTTTATATGATTTTTATCATGTTTTTACACAAACTCAGGCTCTCTCTTTGAAATACCAGCCAAATATTTCGATACATTAAACATATAATTCTGACTTTTTACAGATAAATAAGCTTCACGCTCTCTATAATAATTTTCTTCTCCTACTTTATCTATATGGGCTTTAGTCTCTAGGAACTCCTGAACATTACGACTGAACATTATCAATCTTTTTTTATATATAAAAGAACTTTCGTAATCATCATCACATTCTCTATATTTTCTAATTTGCCGTTTTAACATCTCCTTTGTAGGAACAAGACCAATAGAACTATAATAATCTTTTTTCTCATCTATTTTTAATATAGGATTAAATATATAATCTCTATAATATCTCGGTAATGGTTTTTCCTTAAATCCTTTGCCATCTTGGAAATCCATATATCCTAAATTAAGATTTTGCAAGTGATAACTAATATTTTTATCAGTAAGATATCCTTTACCTATACCTTTAGAACATACAGCTTTTTCTACAATACGACCTTTATTTTTTCCATTTTTATATATTTTACAAATATTTCTTACCTTATATTCTTCCTGGATAGTTTCTACTTCTTTTTTCTTTTGATCCAGAAATGATAAAGCAAAACTATTAAGGCTTTTATCATCACTCCTATTAAAGGATAAATCAAAGTATATATTTCTGTCTGTTTCAATAACATTAGTCCAATAATCTATTATTTCTCTTTCTGTGAACTTGTGGAATTCTGGTACATCATCGAAGCGAGTAGCTCCACAATAACTTCTCTCAATCGTCTTGGTCTCTTGTATTGTTTCCTTCTCATCTTGTGAATAAACATTTTTTAGGGTATATTTTAATATATATTTTAAACTTTTTTCGGTAACATCAGTGCCTATATGAACGTGACCATTTTTCCAGATATCATTGAAGGTATTATTTTTAAAGTCTCCGATACCATCTATAGGAATAATTACATTTGTAATTATCATATGATAATGAGGGCGTCTGGTGGACTTGGTGCCATATTCACCGCAGTAATGATATTTTATAGCAACATGCTCTAATCCATTATCTTTAATATATTTATCTTGACGCTTGCGCAATCTTTTTAAGAATTTAGTAACATCACTATATCTTAAGGTTGTAACTTCACTAATAACTTCTCCTGTTTCCTCATCTATTACTTCCGTAGGTAGATTTTCATCATTATAAGTAAGAGTTAACATATAGCAAGAACCTTCTACACTATCTTTAATTTGTTCTTTCCATCGGATCTGCCATTGTTCTATATACAGATTTTTACACTCTACACATTTACCACATGGGACCAGCGTACAGGGATTACCTCTATCATCGGAAAAGTATAATTTTCCAATATAATTTTCAGCACCTTTAGTTTTTGTCTTTATAAATCGTGGAGATAGACACATAGCATTTTATGGAGTCATTGGTATAAAGTCTCTACCTTCTTTTATTGCATTGAAATATACACCGAATATAGAGTTTAATTGTTTAAATTCAACATCACCTATATCTATATTTAATTTTCTTATTTCTGTCCAAACTTTGTGTATTGCAGCTTCTTTTTCTCTAGGAGTATAAACATTTTGCAAATGCTGACCTAATGCCTGTGCATTTAATAATCTAGTTTGAGCCAATACATTACCTTTTTGTAATATTTTTAAATCTGTATCAGCTTTAGTATTATTTATTTGAGCATCAAGCAAAATCAAAGCTTTTTTTAAATTATTTACTTGCTCATCAGTAAGATTTTTTTGAGATTTTAAATTCTCAATCTCTTGTTCTACTTTTTTATTGGTAAGAACAGAACTCTCTACTCTTGATTTACTCTCTTCTATATTTTGTTCATTTAATCCAATCTCAGATAATATTTGCCTATCCTTATGAGTTAATTCTATAGTCTTAATCTCATTATCTTTCTTCTTACCAGTAGTATCTTCTATAGTATTTTCCGTACGAGCTTCAACCTCTTCTTTTTCTGCTCTAGTTTTTTCAGTCTGAGCCTCCATATTCTTAATTTGGGCCTTAGTCATAAGAGCATTAAATATTTCACCAACATTAAATTGAGGGGCTATACCTTGAGGCAAACTACCAACACCAGAGGGAGTAGCAGGAGCATTAGAAGTATTCATGGGCTGACCTTGAGAATACGCCAGATGTGGATTTATTCCAGCATCTCTCAGTCTCTGCATTTGATTAGTAGGCAGGTTATACTCATTCTGTTTATTCCACATATCAACAGCAAATTGTCTGTTAATTTGATTTTCTCTCTCTTGGAATTCTCTATTTTTTCTATTTTGGCGACCTTGAAATATTGAATTAAAAGCACCACCAATTCCAGCAACAAGAGCTTCTACTACGGCCATAATATTAATCTTTAGGTTCTACAGGTTCTACAGGTTCTACAGGTTCTACAGGTTCTACAGCCTGTAACTGTTCCATCATCTTTTTCTTATTTTCCAAATCAGCTTCTAGATATTGAATATTATCAGCCATTGACTGCTTCATTTTATGTAATTCCATTAATGATAGTTTAGACATAGGGGGCAAATCTTCTCCATAGATTAACTTACTATTATCAGCTACTACTCCTCTTTGAACAAGGGAAGATACAGAAGTATCTACAGGTTTTACATATACCTCACTTTCTGAATTTTTAAATAATTCTCTTTGCTCTTCTTGATATTTTTTTAAATCAAAATCATAATCTTTGAAACTATTACTTTCTCTTTTCATGTTTTCTTTTTTTTTATTGTTATTATCCATTGACATTATTAGGTGTCAATGCGCACTACTTAAATCAAGGGGTAGCGTGCGCCTTTTTTCTTAAAAAAGGGAGCAAAAACTACTATTATTCATCTTTACTCCCAACAAGAACACATCAATTACTATGATAATCTAAATCCTCCACGACTTAGGTTAAATCTTCTTCTACCTCTACTCATGATATTAATATTTTAAATTATATTCTACTAACTCCAACAGGTGCTTCATACGCCAAAGGACGAACAGCATCTATCTTTATATTATAAGTACATATGAACTTATCAGGTTCATCAGGAACATGGAATATATCATTTCTTGGTTTACACAAGAAAGTCCTAGGACTTATACCATTATTAGCACTAGCAATAGTTGCTTTATCTCCATCACCTAAATGCCATTGTCTCAATGTATGCTCCATTTCTCCAGAATATCTGTCTAACACAGTCTTATAGTGAGCATATCTAGGAACATATCCAAATATATTATTAGCAATACTCTTTGTAGAATTACCTAATTCATACATATAAACGGCTTGGTCTCCAAGTCCTTCAAATGCAGGATTTGGCAAATCCAAAGCATCCAACTCTCTCCATGCTCTATTAAAGTAACGGGCATAACTTCTTTTAGGTACTATGTGAGCCATACACATATAAACACCATATTCGTCAGCTTCAAAAAATATATTTTCAGTGTTTCCAGCAGCTACAGGCTTTCCAGATAAATCACCTAAATAAGTCTGTTTATTACCTACAACAGCAGGAGCAGTCTGCTCTACTTCATTTACAAATAATGGAATTACTGAACCTCCAAGGTATTCAGAATAATTTAGCATATCATCCGGTAATCTCTTACCGAACATTACCTCCATAGTTTCGAGGTATCTACCGCCACTTTGTGAAAGTGTTTCAAAATAATGCTGAAGACTAATAGACTTTCTCAAGTCTCTAATAGTAGACAATACTGTATTATTATGCTTAATATCTGAGGCATTAGCAAAATTACCAGAATTAGCAAACTCCATATGAGAACCGCCAGAAACTATTAAGTGTTTCTTATTATCTGGAGTATCCTCTGTAAACAGCGGTAACTTAACATCTCCAAACAGGGTAGGTTCTGGCAGAGCCGAACTGAAATAATCTTGATTCCAGTATACATTCTTAATAGACAGCAATGCAGTAATATCGTCTTCAAAATCATTGAAGCCATAACCAACACCAGACAATCCAAAGAAATCCATTAAATCGCCAGTATTAGTAACACCAGTAGAACCAGTTAGCTTATAGTTATTACTATTCTTAATAGTCTCCATTAACTTGGACAACTTCATGAACCAATGAGAAGTATTATTTTGCGTGAAATAATTAACCCATCTTTGCGGTGCATAATAGTCTAAGAATATTCTATTATACGCCAAAATTGGCATTAATGATATCAAATCCTTATGGGTAGTATCATTTTCTTTATCAGGCATAATCTGAGTGTCTAAACCTAAATAATTAGCCAACTTTCCAAGTTGATACTTAGCACTATAAGTTTCCATTAATGGGAAATACTTAAATTTAGCACTTTCAGGCATAGCCTTTAACTTCTTTAATTTGTCCTTATAACTTAAAGATAAGTTATAGGCATCAAACACAGGAATAGTAGGTTTCTCATCTCCTCTTAACTTATGTTTATCAGAATGAGAGATAAACTCCTCAAACCTAGACCATAGAACTCTATAAGGGACATAGAAATGATTTATTTTAATATCTACCTTATCCATAATAGGAGCAATAGTAGGCATTCCTCTAATGAATGCATCTACATCTACATTTACTTTGTCACCGGGCAGGGTAGGAATACAAGCAATAGGGACAATTTGTCCCATATCCATACTCGTCTTATGAGTATGGGATAAATCAAACTTACTGAAGTTTACATTATTTTTTAATGCTTCCATAGTTATAACATTTCATACATTTCTTCTGGTTTCAACTTTTCATAGTCAGATAACTTACACTTATCTAATAACTTAGCAGATAACTTTTGTAAATTATTATCCATCACATCTATAGACCTCCTTAATAAGGAGAATAGGAAAGGTATAAGCAAGAGCAGAACTCTTATAGACTTCTTAACGAAGTTCAATTTTCGCTTTTTCATTTTCTACTTTTTTGTCTAATAAATCTACTAATAATTGAACCACTACAGGTAACACATTTTTAACGATTACATCAACAATTTTAATCCAAATAATTTTCATAATAAAACATTTTAATTTAACATAATATAAATTATAGGAAGAGATGATTTAAAGCTAATTTAGATGGAATTTTTTACATTATCATCATTTTTATTAATCAGGAGATAATTTCCTTCAACCACTTCAAAAAAGATAAAATAATCTTTTACAGAAGATTCAAAGAATGTAAAATTATCTACATTAAAATTTAATTAAAATCTGCTTGTTTTTTATAAACGGATTTTTTGTATATTGGTATATAAAAATAAAGCAATATGAAGATTTTGATTTTCTTTTTGTTCCCCCTTTTTCTTTCCGCACAGGCATACTCCAATCGTGGAAAAAGAGAGGTTTTTAAAAGCTACCCAGAGAAACCTTACGAAGATGTAAAAAAAAACAGGGGTTATTGTGGTAGATAAAACATTATATGGACTTAAATTCAAAGACAATAAACTTTCACAAGAGGTAAAGAATAGAGTTCAAAAGTTCTTTAATAGGCGTTATAATGGTTATACAGATTTAAAGACATATGAACTCCATATAGAAGACACTACTAAAGGCTGGAAAATAGAGGGACATCTTATTAAATATTAGCCTAATACTTTGGAAAACAGCCCTTTTTAGTTTTTTCATCGGTCTGATATTTTCTATTTATAATA